ATGATGGCCAAAGCACAGGCATTTTTAGATACATGGCTAGCTAAACTTACCTCACGCAAGTTGATGGTATGGTTAACTGCAACTGGTCTAACATTGGCCGGCCACGTTACTAGCGAGGATTGGGTCATAATTTCAGCAATTTATATTGGAGGCCAAACTGTTATAGATGGCATCAGTAGATTGCGGGGGTATGATGATTAAAAAACAGCTATTAGAGTTTGCACTCAAAAACTGGAAAGTAATACTGATAGTTCTTTTATCTCTTGTAGTGGTCATGAAAAATCGACATGACTATAGCCTCATGCAAAAAGCATACGAAACACAAAATGAATCACACCAAGCACAGATTGATGGTTTGAAAGAGATTCACAAACAAGAACTTCGTGAAAAACAAAAGTTAATGGAAAACCATTTAGAATCTATCGCTGCGATCGAAGAAGATTATGAAAATGCACTTCAGATGATTGATGAAATAAGAGAAGACAAGAAAGGGCAATATAGAAACAAGTTTAATAGTGATCGGGAACAACTAATTAAAGATATAGAAGAGAAATTTGGTATTGAATATGTTCCTTAATTTTTTACTAATGATAACAATGAGTGCTGGCGCAACAGAACCGGCAAAGTTTACCATACTGGAATACAAACAACCAGCACCTTTTGCTGGTGTTTTGTTTGATGAGCATGCTGTTGGTAAAATAATGTCTGATTATGATTTATTTAAATATTCCTGTGATATAAGAAACGATTATCAATTAAAAATTCAAAAAGAAGAATATGAATTTAAACTTGAAAATGTGAGAATCGAACATAAAGCCTTAACAGATGAGTATGATTTGTTTATAATGCAGAAAGATAAAGAAATTGGATATCTAGCTGACGCGTTAAAAAAAACTTCACCCCGTTACAAATGGTTATATTTTGCTGGCGGGATCCTCATTGGTACTGCAAGTTCATATGGCGTATATAGGGCACTAAATGACTAAGAAAGATTTAAATTACATTGCGGCTGTTGAGAAAGCAATTGCTGAAAAATACGGTGAAGAGACAGTTCAGAACCCGGCGAACAACTGGGATGAAAACAAAGAAAAAGAATACATAGAACAGATGAAAGCCCTATATGCTAAAACATCAAACAATTCTTCTTGGAAAGATAAAATAGATGTTAATGGTATAAAGGTAACAAAAAAACTACTTAATAGAGAATCTTTAAAAAGTTGTCCTGTCTGCGGATCTTTTCCAAAGAAATCAATGGATGATGTCTGCTTGATTAAATTTGATTGTTGCAATAAATGCTATATTCAATATGTTGAAGGCAGAGAAGAAAGATGGAATAAGGGTTGGAGACCTGATTTAAAAGAGGAAACAAATAATGGCAACAGTTTATGAAATAGTCCAAGGCTTATCACAGGCCGCGGCAAATGCTTACGACGGAGCGCTTGATGAAAGCGGTGAACCTATTAAGGCCGGCCTTCAGAGAGAGGACGGTGATCCGATTCTTGATAAGAGAGTTATGGATGGCTTTGGTGTTAAGTTTTACGGCAACATGATGTGTCTTTCGTACATGTCTGAGATTCAATTAAAAGAGGTTTATGCTTCTGGTTTTGAATCTGATGTAGAGCAGAGGATGGCTGATATTGTGTCGTTTCTTAAAAAGGAATATCGCAAGATTACAGGAGATTCAGTGACACTCACTAAAGAGGGCGAGATTGATGTTCATGTACAAAACTCATCTCGTGTGCGCTCTTGGGTTAATGCAAAATTGCACTACAAGGTTGGCGGCTTAGACGAAGCAATGGCGGTTGCCGCCGAGCAAGACACAAAACCTGAGTCTAATTGGGAAAACTTCCTCTCTCAAGGTGGATGGGATGGTAGCGGTGGAAAGCGCCCACAGAACGATACACGGAAAAAATAACAAATGAAGATAACACAAAAACAACTTTATAAGATTATTTTAGAAGAATACGCCAAAGAAGAAGGTCTTGATGAAGCACTAAGCCCCGAAAAAGCAGCAGAATTGATAGCTTGGATAAAGGGTAAAGGACCACGTCCGGAGTGGGCCACAGATGATTACGGTTCTTCGGGTCTTGGAAAATCAATACAGTCTCCAATGGATCCAGGTGTAGATCGTGCAGCAGATACAATGGCTTTTTCTGCTCCTGATGAAACATCTGATGAGATATCACCAGAGCCAGAAACTTCGAACAATATAGAAGATCAAATCGCCGCTCTTGTGCAAGGCATGCCGCCTGAAGAAGTATCCGATTTGTTTCAAGCCGTGTTTAGTAAAATTCCCGGTGTTGAAATTGGACCCCCTGAAGAGGAAGGGCCTGAGAGTTTATATTCCCCCGGCGCAGAAGGGCGCCCCACAATTAGTCTTGGCCCGTTAAGAGAAGCAGTGTTCCAAAAACTCATAGAGATGGGTAATACAAATTACAGGGGATTAGGTTCAGCTTATAAGCGCGACGACGGCGGATGTGACAACGAACAGCTTTCAGATTCGGAATTAGTTGATCAGGCCTATAAAGACGGAATTGAAGAAATAGTCGTTCTTGATGGTGAGGGCGATCTTGTCAATAGAGAAGAAGTACTTGCGGCCATGAAATATGTATGAGTTTTCAATTAGACAAAAAACAAAGAGTAAAAGAAATATTAAAGTGTGGTAAAGACCCCGCCTACTTTCTTAAAACCTATGCGCGTATCTCCCACCCTTTGAAGGGTTTAATATTATTTGACACCTATGATTTTCAAGATGATCTGCTTAAAAATTTTAATGATTATCGCTTCAATGTCATATTAAAAGCGCGCCAATTAGGTATCTCAACAATAACAGCCGGCTACATTTCGTGGCTAATGTTATTCCATCGAGATAAAGCAATTTTAGTAATGGCAACCAAGTTCGCAGTCGCCGGCAATTTAGTAAAAAAAGTCAAGAACATAATGAGAAATTTGCCAGCTTGGATAAAAATTGCAGAAATCTCTGTTGACAATAGAACTTCGTTCGAATTATCAAATGGTTCGTCAATCAAAGCAGCTTCTACTTCTGGTGACGCCGGCCGCTCGGAAGCACTATCTCTCTTGGTCTTGGATGAGGCCGCACACATTGAAGGCTTGGAAGAGTTGTGGACAGGTCTATACCCCACGCTGTCAACTGGCGGCCGCTGTATAGCATTGTCTACTCCTAATGGTGTTGGTAATTGGTTTCATAAAACCTGTATTGACTCCCAAGCCGGCTCCAACAACTTTAATATAACTACGTTACCGTGGGATGTTCACCCCGAACGAAATGATGAGTGGTATAAAAAAGAAACCAGAAACATGTCCAAACGACAAATTGCTCAAGAGCTTGAATGTAATTTCAATACATCTGGTGAAACGGTCATAGACTCAGAGTGTATGGAGTGGTTGTTAGCTAGTGTCCGTGAACCAAAACACCGCACCGGTTTTGATAGAAACTTTTGGATATGGGAAGAATATGATCCGTCCTGTAGCTATTTGTTGGTAGCAGACGTTGCGAGGGGCGACGGCGCAGACTACTCTACTTTCCATATGATAAAACTCGAAACATTGGAAGTGATAGGTGAATATCAAGGAAAAGCAACTCTTGATATGTTCGCTAACATGCTAAATCAAGTGGGACGAGAATACGGAAACTGCATGCTGGTTGTTGAAAACAACAATGTTGGGTATACTGTATTGGATAAATTATTAGAATATGGTTACCCAAATTTGTATCACTCTGTCAAGTCAACTCACGAGTATATAGAACAACATCAAGCAGAAAATCGTACGTCAGCAGTCCCGGGATTCTCCACAACAATGAAAACGCGCCCACTCATCATCGCAAAATTAGAAGAGTTTATCAGAAATAAACTAATTACTGTGTATTCTTCTCGCACAATTAACGAGATGAAAACCTTTATTTGGAGAAATGGAAAACCACAAGCAATGAAAGGATACCATGATGATTTAATTATGGCGCTAGCAATTGCGTGTTGGGTGAGAGATACAGCCATACAATCGAGTGCTAGAGATTTAAACTATCAAAAAGCTTTTCTTGGGGCTATATACACATCCAAAACCACCATGAATTCACAAATTAAAGGTCAACAGGGGTACAAGAAAAACGATATGTTTGATAAAATGAGTGAAGCAGAAAAAATGTATAACCAATATAGATGGATTATTAAGTGAGATTATAAGTGGCACCTAAAGACAAAAATACAAGAAATACTAGAAACGCAGGTTCGCAATTATTCAAGTCCCTTACCAGATTGTTTTCTGGTCCGATAATTAATTACAGATCACAAACCGGTAGGAAGATTAGAAGACAACATTTGGATAAGTTTTCTAGCAGATTTAAATCAGCTTCAGGGCAACAGTTTAAAAAGTCTCTCTATAATCCATTAGATACCTTATCGGCTAATGCAATGCAAAACCAACGTCGTGTTGAACGATATGTGGATTTTGATCAAATGGAGTATATGCCAGAGATCGCATCATCGCTTGATATATATGCTGATGAGATGACAACATATTCTGATTTGCGCCCAATGCTTACTGTTAGGTGTAGCAATGAAGAAATTAAGGCTGTACTCGAAAACCTCTATGGCAAGATTTTAAATCTAGACTACAATTTATTTGGCTGGGCGCGTACAATGTGCAAGTATGGGGACTTTTTCCTGTACCTTGACATAGACGATAAATATGGAGTACAATCTGTCATCTCTTTGCCGAACTCAGAGATAGAAAGACTGGAAGGACAAGATTCTACTAACCCAAATTACATCCAATATCAATGGAACTCTGCTGGGATGACATTCGAGAATTGGCAAATTGCACATTTCCGCGTCCTTGGTAATGATAAGCACGCACCCTATGGTACATCCATCCTAGATCCAGCCCGCCGCATCTTTAGGCAACTTACACTTGTTGAGGATGCGATGATGGCATATCGTGTTATTCGCTCCTCCGAGCGCCGCCTATTCAAAATTGATGTTGGTGGTATTCCACCGCACGATGTTGAACAATATATGGAAAAAATTGTATCACAACTTAAAAGACACTCTGTTATTGACTCGCAATCAGGCCGCGTTGATTTACGATACAACCCAATGAGTATCGAAGAAGACTATTTTATTCCAGTGCGTCCCGGGTCAGCCACAGAAATTACCAATCTGGCCGGCGGCCAAAATACAACAGCCATTGACGATGTTAAGTATTTGCGAGACAAGCTTTTTTCTGCTTTAAAAATTCCCCAAGCATATCTTGCAATGGGTGACGGCGCCGCCGAAGACAAGACGACACTTGCACAAAAGGATATCCGATTTGCTAGAACCATTCAAAGGTTACAAAGA